TTATTAATTTCCTTTTATTAACAGCATTCTTCTCCATTATATTATTGTATTTAAGTTATTCTATACCGGTAAATGAGTATTTTGAAAATATTACGCCTAAAGATAAGATTCCTACATGTTCGGAAGCAGCTTCAGCAATAAATCAAGTTATGCGCTTTATTGCAAGTGACATTACAGGTGATGGAATGATTGTTATAAATAATTTGAAAGATACATTTTTTGAAATTGATAATGCTAAGATCGGTATCAAAAAAACATTAGAGCCAGATAGCTTATACAATAATTGGATAAATCCATTAAATTGTAAGTCTTAGTTAGGATATGTCTCTAGAAATATTATTCCCTTTTTCTGTTCCTTGGTTTACTTCATTTCTTTTATTGATTGTTGCGGCAAGACCAGATAGTTTGCCCTCTGACATTCGAAGAGTATTAGCTTCTTGGTTATGCATTCTCGGTATTTTTGGCCTAGGATTGCTAACATTCATGCATAATCGGATTTTGGGAACATCTCTTTTTATTTTGATGTTTGCCTTAATTGCAGAACATCATAAACAAAGAAAGATTGAGTATTTTGACAATGCCCAAATTACTGATATCGTTACAACAAAGAAAAAGTGGCTTGTTGAACAAATTTTGGATGAAAGACCGGTTGCCATTGTTGATAAACAGGTTACAACTTATCCTCCTGCCGAATAATTAAAATCAATTCTTTTGTTAGGGAAATGATTGATAATGAATCAGCATTACTGGGCGGAGTTACTTTATTATTAGTTTTTGTTGTTCTACTTTTCAGTCTTTCATTTCAAACACCGTATAACAAGGAGTTACGCTTTCTAGCTCGGCAACCTTTCTTCCGCTTCTTAGCCTATTTATTGATTCTGCTAGGAATGGAGTGGAATCCTATTGTAGGTTCATTAACCTTTTTAATTGTGATTTTCTGGTTTTATGACATCCATCTTTTGTCGGGATAATGTATAATAATATCACTTATTTCTAGGGAATGGGGAAGAATGCAAATACTCCTCCGATAGTTCCAATTCAAACAGCAATTGGAGCTACAGCAGCAGCTGCTGCAACTGTAGTTGTAACAGATCCAATCCAGCATTTTGTAGCATTAGTTAGTTCAAGTCCTTGGCTTGCAGGAATCTGCTATATTATTGTAAATTTAGCAGGAAAACACATTGCCATGAATTTAACTCCTGAACAGGAAAAAAGCTTAGGTTCAGTCTGGCTTCGCCCTATTATTATTTTTTGCTTATGTTTTGTTGCAACACGTAATATAATAACTGCATTTTGGCTAACAACTGCTTTCATGTTAATCTTTTATGTTATTTTCTATGAAGCAAGTCCTTTATGCTTGCTTCGAGTCATTCCTAAAGATCAGGAACAAGCTCCTTCTACTGCAACTCAGCCCGCAGCAACTCAGCCCGCACCAAGTCAGCCCGCAGCAACTCAGCCCGCAGCAACTCAGCCTCATCCTTCAATGGTCCCACTGTTCATGAAAGGGCCAATAGCACTTCCTGATCCAAATGTTGCCAAAGAAGAAGCAAACTACATCAAGAATATGGGAATGATGTAGTCTTACAAAGTATACAAATTAATTTTATGTGATTTAATCACTGAAAATTACTTTATTATGGCACTTTCTTATACATCGAGTGTTAGAGTCCCGCCGGCAGAAGGTGCATTTGAGCGACGACCACGTCTTCCCTTGCGCTCCCCATCCATCTGTGAAGCCGATGTAGATGCAACACTCTGCATTTCATCTAGAATGTTACTGACTTCTCTTAACGGATCAACATCAGTTCCAACACCTTCACGCAGAATATTCATTCCCATTGTTTGCGGTGATCCTAAATCAGTGGGTGCAAAAATAGGCGCTGCATTCATATCAATATTCACAGAAGGAGGCTGACCTTGATTCATTTTCTCCTGCTCGAAAGCCTGAAGAATATCGTCCACATTTGCCGGCCCGCGCATCTCCCGTCTTAGATTGGGTCTCTGCTGTTGCTGCATAGGTAATTCATCCTGCTGCTGCGCCTGCTGGGCAGCGGATGCTCGGCTGCTCATGTTAAAAGGCATTCCTCCCATGGCCTGCGACCCCATCCCCGCTTGCCCTGCAGGGCCCTGAGGTCTCTGTGTATTCATTGCCGCTCCAACAAATTGACCAAAACCCGGACCCACTTGACCAGCCGCTGCTGTCGCAAACTGTTTCATTAGATCGGGATTGTTGCGCAAGATATCATCCATACCCGGCATCTTGGACTTGAAATATGTATTTGTTACGTGAAACATGGCAGCAGATACACCAAGAGTCATAACAAGACGAACTTCGGGCGGCATCTTTCCAGCATCCTTATATTTGTCATAAAGCTCCTCAAAAATTTCATCATAGTCCTCCACATTCTCATGCACTGACTCTGACCAGCCTTCTAGATTTACATCAAAGGGATTCAGACGATTATTCATGAATTCAACACCGGTGGCAAATGTCATAAGTGCATTGCGTTGAAACTTGAGTGATGCATCTAAGTTACGCGTATCCACAACACGACCATATTCTGCCTTGATTTCCTCCAGGGAATTTGTCATCGTCATGCGCTGACCACCCATTCCTCTGCTGGAAAGACGCTGTAACCTTGTTAGATATGAGTTCTTTTCCTTTTGTTCCTGCTCAGGGGTAAGTTGGTTTTCTAGAGAAGTCTTGACAAATTCTGAAGGCTGAACCATTGGCTGCTGAGATGCAAACGGTTCTGATGAACCACTGAAATTGGGAATTTCAATCTTGGGTTGCTGGCTCATTGAACCAACAGTTTCCATTGCATCCAAATTCACGAACTCAAGATTGTCGGAAAAAGAGGTCTGCTGTCTTGGCGGTTCAATTGTAATTGTTTCACCCTGTCCGGATTCCTGTCTTACACCAATGTTTACCTTATTCTGGTTTGTTAGTAAGGACATACCCATATCATCTGCAAGATCGGAAATACCTCCAATTTCAATCTCATTGGCTTTCTTTGCAAATTCAACAAGTTCTTCACGACCAGGTCTGCCAAAACTTACGGACATCTTCTGTTTCTTATTTCTAGACTATTTGAGATTTCTTTACGCAGGAAATGTTTGGATAAAAGAGATAAAAATCTATCACAAAAACATTGGCTAAAATATCTTGGATATCATAGCAAAGAACTTCTTTGGATTGTATTTTAAAATTACTAGCCAAGTCTCCGTTTAGCGACGCAGCTTCCGAGTCTTGCGGTTCTTTCTTTCATTATTATTTTTCTTATTATTGTTGTTATTACTGCGTGTATCAATAACAGTTAATCTCATTTTTTCCACCAATACTGTTTTAAGACCTAATTCATCATATACTCTATAACAAACAATAGGACCCGAATTAACAATTCCTTCGTGTATAATTGGTGGATATGCAGTAGTATCAGTCCACTGAACAGTATTTCCAGAACGAATATTGTTCATTTAAATAATCTCAAGAAAAAATAAATTGCTTTAGTTTATCCTAAACACATCCACGACAAAGGAGTGGACAGGTTTTTGGGCTCAGCCCAAAATCATCCGCCAGTTACTTAGTAACAAGGGCGAATGAAATGAGCACGGGATTAGCCGAGGCACATCTACGACAAAGGAGTAGGCAGGTTTTTGGGCTTAGCCCAAAATCATCTGCAAAGTATCCGCCAAATCGTATTTCTTGGAAACTGAATTGAATAGGAGAAGCCAAGGTGCAGCCAAGACCGGTTTAGCCAAAACCCAAGCAGCTAACTTCTTTTCAATACGACCCAACGTTGCATCTTTTCTATCCTTATACTGCTTTGAACCAGCGGCAATTTCATCACCCTTATTCTTGGCACCCGGATGGACAAATTCAAAGGTTCCAGTCCATCCATCCTTCTCCAGAATGTAGCGCATTAAGGAATAGATTTGCATCTGAATATCGCGAAGAAGAGGAGCAATACTTTTCTGATTTTCAATTCGGATCACAGAAACCTTCCGTAACGTCGGAATCCTCGTCTCTACAAAGACACGAATTTTTCCAAAAACATCTGAAGGACTCATGCTTTTTACTTTTGCAGCCTTATAAGGCATTAAATAATACTTTGCAACTTCATCCATAAGAGCAGCTTTTGTCTTCTTCTTAGCATCCATCCATCCTAGTTCAAGGCCAAAATCACGAATGCTAGAAAGCGAACCAATCTTTTCTGGATCCACACACATTAGACCGCCGAAGCCTTTTTTAGCACATTTCTTGCAGAGAAGTTTCTCTCTTTTGAAGGAAAAAGAAGCAGGTCCTCCACACGTAGAACATCTGCTAGATGCTTGGGCAGATGAATCAGAAACTAAATTGAAGTTTTCCCATAAAAGAATATCTATGATGTTTCCACTGAGATCACGATCTGCAACACAGATTCCTAAATTCTTAATTCCAGGATCAATAGAACATAGAATAGTCATTATCTTATTGACTGCTATATGTTTTAAATAAGACTTATTCTGCAGGATCTTCTGTTACTAAATGGACATTTACACTATGCTGAGGAGAGATTCCCGTATAAAAGAGTGTTTTATGCTTTTCATGTGTGCAAACAAAACATACTTCTTCTAAATTATTAATCTTTGCATTTAAAATTGCATTATCTGCAACAAATCGCATAAAACAAAATGATTGAAGACAAAACATAAAACCAAAACTTATCCCAATAATAATAACAGGATCCATCCTCCTAATCTGCGATTCTTATTTTTAAAAAAAAAATTTAACCACACTAATGTTAAAAGTAGTTCAAGATGCAAGGCAAGGATTTTTTAGTTGCTGCACAGTAAAATTAAATGCAATCATAGATTTTATAAATACAAATAAAAAATTACCTGAAACAGTAGACAGCTCTGAACAATTTAAATGGTATAAAAAAATGTATACTACTGATGATATAACATATGAATATTTTGAAAAAGAAAGAGATGTTTTAATTGAAATAAATACGAGTTTAACTTTTCATCACCGATTCCAGTATCTAAAATATGATAGTCTTTCTTACAAAGAGTATATACCTTTTATTAATCGATATTTTTATCCTTCAAAAGATGTTCTGCAAATTATAAATCAAATCGAACAAAAATATAAAATAGAGTATCAAAACACATGTGTTCTTTTTTACAGAGGAAATGATAAAGCAACTGAAATAAATCTGCCATCCTACGATTCTTTGCTAGAAGTAGCAAAAAAGGTGCAACAACATAATCCTAATGTGCGATTTTTAGTCCAGAGCGATGAAACTGAATTCTTGCAGAAGATGTTGGAGTTACCAAATTCATTCTACTTCTGTGATGAAATTCGTCATATACCTAAGCAAAAAGCAACAGTGGATCATTTTGATATCAATCAAAATCTTAAATTTTCAAAGTTATTTCTTGCAATAACAATCATTATGTCAAAGTCTCAGTATGTTGTCTGCAATACTGGGAATTGTTCATTGTGGATTTGTCTTTACCGCGGTCATACACAAAATGTCTTTCAAATTATTTGAGATTACGTTTTCTTGTATGCTTTCGCCTTCTATTACTTGCAACGGGAGCCCTATTCAAAATATTTAAAACTCGTTGCAGAAATGCTTCTTTATCTTCTTTAGATTTATAATAATTATATGCTCCAATAAACTTCCATAAAAATTGCGTAGGAAGTTTTCTCATAACTTCATTATACTTAGTATTTTGCGGCTGAGCAGGAACTTCTAGCAGTTCAGCCAGTGAAGGACCTCCATTACCTAATCCAAGTCCAATTGGTCCAGACATTTCTAATTAAGTAAATGAATTATTTTCTTGCTCTTCTTATCTTTCTAGTCCTACTTTTATTCTTTGCAAGTTCATTTTCAAGATTTAATGCCTGTCTACGTGCATTATTTGGTGTCCATTTTTCACCTGCAGGCTTCCTATTTTTCATACTAATATTATTAGTAAAAAGTTTTATTTTTCTTCCATTAGGAAGATGGTGAATAAATGTTTTTGCTCTACGAGAATTATTTCTTAAAGGAACAGAGTAAATATTATTTTTTAATAAAGTTGTTTTTTTTACAGGAGCAGTTGTTTTTGGTAGAGAATTAAAATAAAGTTCACCTAATGATTTAACAGATTCTGAAGGTAAACCTAAACCAATAGGATTTATATTTGTCATCCTACTTTTGGCTACTAAATTGTTCTAATAAATTCCCACCCCAAGTCAACGCAAATCTTCTGCCAGATATTATCTTGCATATAGAGTTTTTCATGGCTTTTGAGTAGGGGAAAGCAAGGTAAAAAATCGTCTAGTTCTAATAGCTGGCAGAATTTGTATAATACATATGAGTATGACAAGAAGTTTGAACGACCACGTGGACAATGACGAATGAAGGAAGGTTGAATTTCCTTAAACATATATCGCAATTTATCTTCCATTTCCCTGCTCATGGTCGGAGCGCAGAACGCGTTCATTCTATGCAGGATATGCGGGATGTGTTCATAAAACTTGTTTAAGTGTAGCTTTTTCAAGACTTCACGCAACTTCTGCGGCTTCAGCGTGCGCGGATCCAAAATGCGTTCTTTCTTGATTTCAGCCAAAATATTCTCATACACATCTGCAGGAATCTCAGTGCTTTCCTTGGCTTGAAATTGGGCCAACCATTCATTAAAATGGTTAATCTTCTTGTAAGCAAAATAAGAAATTTCACGAGGCGGATCCTTATAAGAGGGTTTCTCAGAATCTACCAAAATAAAATCTTGATAGCCGCATTCAGGGCAACCAAGAGTTGCTTCATTGTGGTAAAAAACCATTTCAGCTGATGGGCAATGAGGGCATGCTCCAAAATCAGGTTCAATACCAGAGCCCGGTAGAATTCCACCACGGATAGCAGTCGGTTCAATAATGCTTAAATACTTCTCCAAAGCTTTATCACGCTGCAAGCCATTCGAATCTTCAATATCACGAGCCTTCTTTACTTTCTTTTGATCAACTTTATCCGCGGCCGCAATCGCAATCTTTTCCTCCGGTGAAGCTCCATCATTTGCGCTAAAATAATTCAAAACTGAATTCTGGGGTGTTTTCAATTTGCTAGCCACCTTCTTGCTTCTAACATGGTTTCCCGAAGCGATTTTCTCTTGACTATCGTAATAATTGAATAAGATATCACCGACTTGCAAGAAATAATCTAGTCGCTCATCATCTTTATTCAAATGAACAACTTGCTGTTCCAAATCTTGTAACTCCTCTTGCAACAGGCGGTATTCATCTGAATGAAGGGCACCACTGAATGTTTCAATTTGCGCTTCCTTTTTTTCAATCTCCTTTTCTAATACAGCTTTCTTGGATAACCGTTCGTTCATTGTCCTCATCTTTTCAGAATGAAATGCCTCTAAGGTGGTGGGCATTTCTGTAACTTCATTGACAGGAGCCTCCATTGTTTGGAGGACCATATGAAGAGGTTTTTGTCCAGACATTTGGCTATCTACTTTAGAACAGGCTTCCTTATATGGATTAAATAAATCTCATCCATATGGGGTCGCGGTTTTTGGCTCCGATGACGCCCCCGGGTTGCTGCATCCTCGGGATCAGCGAAGTTGAAGCCCCGGGTATTTTTTCGGATAATCCCGGCAAGATTTTTTTTGCAAATCCGGCCAAATTATTTTCTTTGCGATGAATATAACAAATGGGAGGTGGAGGTCTAATGCAGCTCGTAGCCTATGGCGCTCAGGATATCTACTTGACGGGTAACCCGCAGATCACCTTCTTCAAGGTGGTTTACCGTCGTCACACCAACTTCGCGATGGAGGCGATTGAACAGACGTTTAACGGCACGGCCAACTTCGGCAAGCGTGTCACGTGCACGATCAGCCGCAACGGCGACTTGATCCACCGCATCTACCTCCAGGCCACGCTCCCGCAGGTTGCGCTTCTCTCAACGGACGGCTCTGGTGCCCAGTTCCGCTGGCTCAACTATGTCGGTCACCAGCTCGTCAACTCCGTCGAGCTCGAGATCGGCGGCCAGCGCATCGACAAGCACTACGGCAACTGGCTCCACATCTGGAATGAACTCACCCAGGAGGCGGGCAAGCAGGCCGGCTATGCGGAGATGGTAGGCAACGTTCCGGAACTCGTGAACTTGCTCGTTCAGGGCGGTGAGGGCTGCGACAACTACTGCACAGGCGGCGAGCCGGGTGGTGCATCTGAGGTCAGAAACTGCGCGCCGGAATACACGCTCTACATCCCGCTGCAGTTCTGGTTCTGCCGCAACCCGGGCCTTGCGCTCCCGTTGATCGCGCTCCAGTATCACGAGGTCAAGATCAACCTCGAGATGTCCGACGTTAAGTATCTCTGCTGGGACAACGTCACGGGTTCAGCGACGAACCACGCCATCCAGACCCGCGTTGCCTCCTCAGGCCTCGTCTCTGCGTCCCTCTACGTAGATTACATCTACCTCGACACGGACGAGCGTCGCCGCTTCGCCCAGGTTTCCCACGAGTATTTGATCGAGCAGCTCCAATACACGGGTGCCGAGTCCGTCACGTCAAGCAACAACAAGATCAAGCTCAACTTCAACCACCCGACCAAGGAACTCGTGTGGGTTGTGCAGCGCGACTCCTATGTCGCGTGCGACGACGTCACGCCGGCGGCGTGGAAGGGTCAGCAGCCGTTCAACTTCTCCGACTGGTGGGACAGATCCGTCCTCGACTCCGGCTACTCCCTAACGCGTGTTGAGGGCCTTGCGGGCAACAACCCGGTAGTCACGGCGAAGATCCAGCTCAACGGCCACGACCGCTTCTCCGAGCGCGAGGGCAAGTATTTCAACTTGGTCCAGCCGTTCCAGCACCACACCAACATCCCGGCTGTCGGTATCAACGTCTACTCCTTCGCCCTCAAGCCGGAGGACCACCAGCCGAGCGGCAGCTGCAACTTCTCCCGCATTGACAATGCCACGCTCCTCTTGACGCTCACCAACAACACGGTCAGCTCAACGAACACGGCCAAGGTCATGGTATACGCCGTGAACTACAACGTTCTCCGTATCATGTCCGGAATGGGTGGATTGGCTTATAGCAACTAGAAACCCACCCATGTTATTTGTGGTGGTTTGGTAATTGGGATTTTAGTAAAATTGACATACAATATATGAATCCATCGGATGAATTCATACACTGTGCTATGGATGAAGAGAACAAGACTTGTAAAGCCATAAATCAGCCGGTCGTTTTGTTGTAAAATTTGTAAAACCTGCAAGAAACAGGAATACGAAAGAAAGATAAGAAATAAAACTAATAAATGAAAGCATCAATAAATATCAAATATTTAGAAATGTTTTTAAACAATATCAAACATCCGGCATGCGAAATGCCATGAAAATTTATCGTGATTATTTAAAAACTATATCCAAATAACTAAATAAGCAAGAATAGAAACAAATAATGAAAATCATTGATTGTTTCATTTTCTATAATGAATTTGACATGCTAACTTACAGACTTAATCTGCTAGATCAGCATGTTGATTACTTTGTGATTGTAGAATCGCCGCATACATTTATTGGTAGGGAAAAACCACTTTTTTTAAAAGAAAATATGGCAAATTATACACAGTTTGCTAGTAAAATAATTCATGTGGTAAAACACTTGCCTTTTGAATATCCTTGCAGAATAGAGAAAAATGAGCAATGGGGAAATGAACAAGCTCAACGAAATGCGATTTCAGATGGTCTAGACTATCTCAAACTTGAGAATGAAGATGTAATAATTCTATCTGATGTTGATGAAATACCAAATCCAAAACTATTATTTAAAATACGTCAAGGAAAAATAAATCCATTTACTATATTATCATTGCAGCAAGATTTTTACTGTTATAATTTGAAATGTAAATTTACACATGATTGGCATTATTCTAAAATTATGATGTATGAATGGTATAAGCAATCAGGTTTCACTCTTAATATGATACGTGGTATCGTTGGAGACTCATGCGAAGAGGGCGGATGGCATTTAAGCAATTTTGGAGATGCAAAATTTATATCGAATAAGTTGAAAAATTATGGACATCAAGAATATAATGAGCCAAAATTTACGGATTCGTCCAAAATTGAAGAAAGAATCATTAAATCAAAAGATCTTTTTGACAGATTGAATTACATAACTGATATAATTCCTATTGAAAAGAATACACGCTTACCACCACTTTATGAGAAATATTTGACAAAATTCATCTAATGCAAAAAAATTGATTATTTTTCTTAGTGTAGGCATTTGCTAGAAATGCCCCGGAAGCGATCAAGAATGCAATTTGAATATGATACTCTAGATACAATCCAGCACATTGATATTAGTAATAACAATCTGCTAGAAGCCGCGATTAAAGCTAGTCTTGATGGTGCAGGAATGGAGGAAGCAAAGGAAGAAAGTAGAATAGTGGCAGCCGCCGATCTTTTCGCACAGGTCATGGAGCAGCTACCTGGTTTAACTAAGGTAGCGCGTCGCACACTACTTCTAATTGTTGGCCTTGATGATATTATCTCTAATGAAAGGAATCGTGGAGTAAATCCTCTAAATCTGCTAGCACTCCAGCAGAAGCTTCAAGAGGCTCTTGATAAGGGCGATCCAGCTGATTCCGATTCGGTTGAATCTGCTTTGGCTTTTATTGAAGGATATGATATTGATGCAATTAAAAACGCAGTCTATCCACGCCTTCAGCCAGAGCTTGATATTCTAGCAATTAAGGATGCGGAAGATGAGGAGGCTGAAGCAAAAGAGATTGATGAGGCGATTATGGCATCTATTGCTTTGGCTTCAACTCTTGAAGAAGGAGCAGATGATTCAAAGATTGAATTGGCTGAGGAAAAGGCTGATAAGCCTCTAACAAGAGAAGAGCTAAGGGCGGCTCGTCTTGCGTTTCTAGATAAGTCAAAAACTAGCAGTTAAAGTAGAATGCTACGCCTTCTATCCGCAATTAGTCTTATTTCTTTAGCCGCAGCAGAATATGGATGCTCTAGTTTTGCACAATTAACACACACAATGAGTGGATGCCCAGCCAATCAAGGTAATCCTGACTGCTCATTTATTCAAGCAAATGCCCAACAATTCTGCTCTACTGCAGCTTCAAGCTGGGAAATCATTAATGGACCTAGCTGCAATTTACGCGGCGCCTCATATGGATGTATTTTTGCTAGTGGTCTCTACTCAACAACTGATCAGTTTTGTTGCCCATTGATAGTCACGGGTGGAGCGACAACAGCAACTTCTTCAGCGACATCTTCTTCATCAGCAACTTCTTCAGCATCAGCGTCTTCTTCAGCGTCATCTTCTTCATCAGCAACTTCTTCAGCGTCTTCTTCAGCAACTTCTTCAGCAACTTCTTCAGCATCTTCTTCAGCCACAGCGACTGCTTCAGCAACTGCTACAATGACGGCAACGCCTTCTTTTACACCTCTTCCTTCAACAAATATAACAATAATTTATGTGGATAGGAATGCATCCATAAATAAAGGATATAATGCAGCAGTGGGGTTATCTGCTGTCTTCGGATTTTGCCTATTAACGTGCTGTTGCATTGGTCTCTTAAGAAGAAGAAAGCCTCAAGAACAAATTGTAAGACAAGTATCAAAAGTGGAAAGAAGGCCATCCCAAGTTGAGAAAGAAAGAAGGCCTTCCCAAGTTGAGAAAGAAAGAAGGCCTTCCCAAGTTGAGAAAGAAAGAAGGCCTTCCCAAGTTGAGAAAGAAAGAAGGCCATCACAGTGGAAAGTGGCTCAATTAGATATTCGTTCACCTGAAAAAATTGAATCTAAGGTGAATGTATCAGCTGTATAAAATGCCTCGAATGCCAGCATGGTATGGCAAAGCGCATCTTAATCCTGCTAGAACAAAGAGACTAGTAATTATCTGGCAGGCACCTCCTGGAAATGCAGCTGACTACTATTATGATTTATTCCCAGAACTCTATCCTTATTATTTACCTGATGACCATCATAAAGTAAAGTATAATGAAGAAAATTATCCGAAACATAGAGATTACAGAAATAAGCCAGAAATGCCAAAACCAATTAAGTCTAATCACACAGTTGAATGGGAAGATGGGCAAGGCCCATGTAATCAATGCGCTGAATGCAAGGAAGTTAAGAAACAAAATGAAGAGCAGATAGCAAGGTATTATGCAGATCTTGACACTTGGAAGGATACTATTAGAGATGTATTACAGCATTAGGAATAGCTAATAAATAGATATAAACTCCAACCATGCAGATTAAATAAATGACAATATGATTTATTGGCTTATTACCAACAAATCGTCTCATAGTTAGATCAAAAATACCCCAAACAGCAATCCACCAGACCTGCAAGAGAGTCAAAGAGAATAAATAATGTGATATATCACTCATCTATTCTATGTCTAGATTAGATGGTAGATCCTCAGGCAGCCAGTTTAGTAGGAATTGTTTCATTCACTTCTCTTCTAGCAGTTATTTTTGTAATTCTAATTCGATTTGGAGCGGCGCGCCTATCATGGTGTTATAATATCAGCGCTGGAACAGGTCAAGGTGTTGCATTCATTTATGCCTTCTTAGCTTTTTGTTTCAGTGACTTGTATTATCCTTATTACGCGTATTATGTTGATCCGTTCTGCAAGTAGGAAAGGCTAGGTCATTAACTCTGCAAGAAACCCTTTTTTTAACCCCAACAAAAAATTTGAGTGCGCACACACCATTATTATATAGCAGTGTGTGTGAATTGAAATGTCGACCGAATCCTCTATGAATGCCTCCTTCTCAATCAATGTAATGCGCAGCTTTTCGGATGCGCGCAAGGATGACCAGATCCATGTAAAGCCGGAGGGTCAGTTCTATACTCTAACGTATACCAACAAGGATGAGCAGATCCGACACAAGCAGGCACTGAATACAACGGAGATGTTTGCCTATCTGCGCGACTTTATCACCCTAATTTCTGCGGATGAGAAGCCTTTCGAGCAGGTGCAGTTCAATTTTCCGGGTGTCCCCGCTGTTGTCTTCAGTCCGGAGTCGCTTCGTGACTACCGGATTCAGGATGTGATTCTCAAGCGCTTTGATTGCCTCCTTGCAAACTGGCCTGTTCGTGTTAGCAAGTCCGACTAAATAATTTGCGATCTAAAAGTATACCATAATAAAACAGAAACTAAACTACCTACAACAAAGCCGTTTCCTGCAGAATTTAGATTTTTTCCAAAAAAGTTGTAAAATGCAACAGGCATTACAACATAAGATAACACTGCATAAAAGACCATGACGCCTACGAACATATTAAAGCCAGGCATTTCTATGTTACTAACATAATTTTAATCAACAGGGCATTTATTATAACCCAGAATATCCTTGCAAGTATCCCGATCATATTTTTCACAGCATTTTACAAACTGTTTTTTTACTTCATCGCATTCATTCGCCAGAACAGTCGGATCATGTATAGGTGCCGGAGTCGCAGTTAAAAATGACTTGAACAAGGCATTTCCTAAACTAAACCCAACACCACTTCCAACTCCAGATAGGAGTGAATCTGCTAGAACAGATCTAGATTCTTCCTTTTTTGCAGGTGCAGCTGTTGGCGCAGTGGTTGTTTGAACCGCAGGTAACATAGATTTTGTGATAGCTCTACGAGGCATTTCTACATAAAGTGCCTAAAGTTTCTTCCATAATTTAAACCAGAATGAGTGCAGAAAGAAATACAATCCTTATTAAAAATGTTGCATCTATAACTGTATGTTTAAACGTTTTGTTTTTATCTTATTTTCAAGCATATAAGCTAATTAATTTTATTTTGTCTTCATATCTTTTCGTAGATCTTTTTCATACTACAAAACCAGATTTTATAATTCATCATTTGAGCACTCTTGGATTTCTATATTCAACAAGAAATGTTCCTTTAAAAAGCTTTTATCCTCAGGCACCTGCAATGATTAATTTAGAAATTAGCACTGTGTTTCTTGCAATTGATGCATTGGTCACTGAACAAGTTCTTAAGCTACCAAAATGGCTTGTATATCTTAATCAAGCACTTTTTACAGTGACATTTACTAAATTCAGAATCTGGGACTATTTCTGGCGTATTCTCATTGTAAACGAATATCCAAATGGAGGAACAAAAACGGCAGTCCTTACATTATTTCTGCTAGATTGCTATTGGTTTTATTTAATTTGCAGGCGGCTTAAGAAAACAATTTTAAACACAAAGAATGCTTAAAATTGGTATACTAATTATGATCCATCTATTTAATACGGAAGGACAAGGGAGGCCCACTTGTTCACGCCGCCAACCGTGTTGTTGGAAGGCGCAATGCCGCCGACCTCAATGTAGAAGCAGCCAAATCCGGGATTGGCAAGCTGGCCGGGCGTTGACGCCGTCGTGCCCGCCGGTGAACCACCAACACCATCATTTGTGTTGTTGGTAACCGTGTTGAGTGAAGACGCGTTAGGGCAGACGAGCTGCACCTTGCGGAGAACACGGCGCGGCGTGTTGCCGCTGAGGCCCACGTAATCGCCCGGAACTGTGACCTGCGCACCCATGTCACGGACCATGATCGTGCCAGCGGCCGGCGTGGCTGAGCCAAAGCCGAGCTGCGTGACCGTCAAGCCACTCGTGGCCATCAAAGAGGCGCCCGTCGGATCATATACGTCATTGGCCGCCGACGAAGTGGCAACGTTAAGCGCGACAATGTTGATCAAATACGCGCTGCCACGAGAAGTAGAGGCACGGCTGCGACCGACTGAAGACATTTATATTCTGGCTTAAGAAAATAATTTTGCTTGAAAGTAGAATGTCAGATGAACGCAGAGCAGGCATCATTCTTTTTGACCGCACAATGTCCAGGATTTTACTTGTTCAAAGCAAAAGAACAGGGAAGTGGGGTTTTACAAAAGGTCATGCAGAGATGTGCGATGTATCCATGCTAAAAACTGCAGTTAGAGAAGTGGAAGAGGAGTCAGGATATGTAGAAGGTGTTGATTACAATTTAATTAGTCCTATTCATCTCAGAGATCGGCCATACTGGACAGCGGTTCTTCACTCAGATGAGCTTCCTAAATTAAATAATAACGAGCATGAAAAAGATCACTCAGGAATTGGATGGTTTACAATGAGACAAATAGGTTATCTTAAATTGAATAAGGATGTTACACTTTGGCTGCAATTACGAAGGTAGAATACTGTTTCTATCTTCTGGCAGAACATAAGTTATGCCCAGAAAGTCGAAAATATCCTTTTCAGATTTCATCAGAGGTGGTGCGGGCACACCTTCCCGAACAATTTTAAGACCATGCTCAGAAAGCGAATATCCCTTCTGCAGACACAACTTACGCATAGAGACATTGAATACATCTGACCCTGTGAAATAAAGGATCGTATACCAGTATTCCTCCGGCTTGCAAAGAAGAAGATCAATATGCCGATTTGTATGACCCTTAGGAATGCGGCAGACACCCATATATTTGTGTGCCCCCTTTGCGAACGCTGCCTTCAGATACCCCACTTCTTCAAAATGCTCAATCACATCTTGAAAAGCGGCGGCGGCGGCGAGCTCAGGAAGTGCATGACTTGTGATCATCACGTCAAAATCCCCTGAGTTTGCCGCACCTCGACGGTAAGAACCCACCACTACCATCTCAAACTCCTTAGGAAGAATCTTCCGCACATAGGCTTCATGCTTTTCCATCTCTGCCCGAGGAATGCGTTTCTTCAAATCATCCAAATATTGAAGACCAATTGTCTGTGAATGTGTCAGCAGATCTGGATTTGCTTGAGCAGCAGAGCGTAGTGCATCAACAGTCAGAATCTTATGCTTAGTGATCAAATCTCGTGCCTTTGCAGGACCAATTCCATGGACTTCCTGGAGTGCGTTATATGCATCTAGGGAATAGGCTGATGCAGCATCAGTTGCCTCCTGCAGAGAACCAGTTTCCAGAATTTCAGCCACTTTTGCCTGAATCTTAGCTCCAATCCCCGGCAGTCCCTTAATATCATCGATCTGCTGGATGCTAGAAACCTGATCAATTTCCTTGATGGCCTTATTGTATGCCCGGACCTTGAATGGCTCATTTTCAGCAATTGCCTTTTGCCTCAAGCTCTTGAGTGCGTCCAAAACCTTTTCCTTGATTGAAGACATTCTTTGATTACTTCTATTTAATTCGTATGCTTAAATAGAATGAGCGCAGTTGGTCAACTTTTTTCCAGAAGGCCTGCAATGTCAGGAACAGTCGTTCCGCCGCTTATCAATGCGATTCAAGCAGGTGTAAAGGGTGGAAAGTATACACGCCATGGTAATAACCGTAAGGCAAATCTTTCAAGGGCTCAGCAGGCCGCATCTCGTTGGTTCAAGAAGGATGGAACTCTAAAGGCGGGCGCGCCGACGGGCGCGCATGCACAGGAGCATGCGGCGTGGGTAAAGCAACTAGCTACTTCATTGGAGCATTCAGCACCGCCTTCACGAGCTGGAAGTCGCGCATCTAGTCGTGCATCTAGTCGCGCAAAGAGCCGTTCAAGCAGAAGCAGAAGCCGTAGTTCAAAATCAGTTGGAACTGGAAGCAGCCGTGGATCAAAGTCTCCTGTAGGTTCAAGACACTCCAAGCACTCTTCCTCTTCGCGTGCATCATCAAGAGGTATAAGCGGATCAAGAAGCGGATCAAGAGGAAAGGCCCCTACTCTAGGTAATCTTGCAGGTGTCTCAAAGCGCGGCTACACACGTAGAGCGGTCGGCGCCCCTCCAGCCCAAGGTTCTTTTGCCATGCTGATGAAGATGCATAACACTACAAAATATCTCTGGTGGATCAAGGTTGAGCAGAAGAGCAGAGGGCAGGCTACAATCACGACAATCCATGGCACAGAGGGTGGCAAGATGGCTTCCCATGGGAAGACAGTTTCTACTGGCTCTGCGGGACGCTCCCCGCATGAACAGGCTCTCCGCGATGCTTTAGTTCTTTGGGAGCAGAAGAAGAAGGAGGGCTATACGGAAGTGCGTGCAATCTCAAGAAAGTCTCGTGCAGGAAACTTGAAGAGCTTGAATAATTTTGTTCCTTTTGCGAAGTAAATGTGCAGACAAATCATGCATACTGTATAGGATGGAGCCAATCTTAAGAAATAAACCTGCCACTTTTGGTGAAACAATTGATTCTAGGTTAGAACCAATTGTTGCGCGTGCTAGAACAAGGAATTCAAGAAATATTAATAAGAATAGACAAACAGTGAAAAAAGTAATAAATCTTTACTCAAAAAGTGCAAATGCTCCTGAGATAAGAGAAAGAAAGAACTGGCTAACCCGTTTTTCCCGCCAATTAGAGTCAAGTTCTGCTGACTGGAATGACAGTCTAGAAGCAGCCTTTATGTCATCTGGTCGTCTAGAAGCAGCAAATAGTCGTCTAGAAGCAGCAAATAGTCGTCTAGAAGCAGCAGGTGGTCGTCTAGAAGCAGCAGGTGGTCGTCTAGAAGCAGCAGACGGTCGTCTAGAAGCAGCAAATGGTCGTCTACCGTCCGTGCCAAAAGCAGACAACCAAAATCAAAAAATTGAATTACAAGGCCCTACAAGACTTGAAGCAGAGGTTACAAGGAAATATAAAATGGCAGCCCCTGAATCTGGTAATTTTCCCAAGCTGTATAGTAAGTCCAAGACTGGAAAGAGCCTAATCTGGCAAATTGAAGTAATTAAGCAGTCCTCAGGTCCTGCCGCTGCAGGAGGTGGAGAAACCGCTCTACTCCGCGTTTCACACGGCCAGCTCGATGGCAAGATCATGGTGAACGAGAAGGAGATCACAAAGGGCAAGAATCTAGGCAAGAAGAATGAGACAACCGCCTACCAGCAGGCTCTGCTAGAAGCCCAGTCCACGTGGCAAGGAAAGCTTGAAGGAGGATATGCTGAGAAGCTAAGTAATGCTCAAGTCCCCGGTCTAGCATCTGATAATGCTGTTGCTGCACATAAGACGATTAGTCCCATGCTGGCACTAGATTACCATAAGATGGGCAAGAAGATTATCTTTCCCTGTTATGTGCAGGCCAAGCTAGATGGTGTGCGCTCTATCTTCTTTAATGATGCACTTACAAGCAGAAATGGTAAGGCATTCACTGGCCTAGAGCACATCATCGCTGAGCTGGGTCCCGCTACAAAGGCGGGTCTCATCTTGGACGGAGAGGTCTATTCTACAAAGCTCTCCTTCCAGCAGTTTGTGGGTCTCGTAAAGAAGAAGAAGTTCACAGAAGAGGACAGGGAGCAGCTCAAGAATGTAAATCTGTGGGTCTATGATTGCGTGAACGACCAGCCCTTCGAGGAGCGCTATCACACTCTTCGCAACTTCTTCGCAAAGAATAAGTTTGAGCATGTCCATCTTCTGCCTACAGAAGAGTGCAAGAAGCGTGAAGATCTAAAGGGATTTCATGACAAGTATGTGCTAGAGAATAATGAAGGTCTTATGATAAGGAACAAACAGGGTCTCTATCAGCTTGGCTCAAGGTCCGTTGATCTGCAGAAGTATAAGGAGTTTGAGGATGCAGAGTATCCAGTTATCGGTTTTACTGAAGGGCAGGGACTGGCGAAGGGTCACGTGATTTGGATCTGTAGGACAAAGGAGGGTAAGGATTTCCATGTGGTGCATAAGGGAACACACGAGGAGCGTGCTGCCTTCTTCAAGAAAGCAAAGTCCTATATTGGAAAGGAACTGACTGTTCGTTACCAAGAGCTATCGGAGGATGGTATTCCGCGTTTCCCGGTGGGAATTACCTTTCGGGAAGAGTTTGAAGGGAAGGCGACAGATAACTAGTTAAATTTATTAATATTTTCACCATTAATACGAATCCGAGAAAACTTAAAATTAATTTTTTTTACTTTAAGACCGCGACTCTTCATAATTCCGCCCAATATTGTTTCGGAATGAAGTTCTTGTTTTTTACTTATTCCTAGCAGAGAATCAAATGTATCACCATAAAGATTATATGTCTTCATATTTGTTATTGCAAATCTATCATTAAAATTGTATTTTCCAAAAAGATGAAAATTAGGTATGCAAATGGTTGTATTATTTACTAGTTTTAAGAATGCTATACTAAATGGTTTTCTATATAATACATCAGGTCGTAACCAGATTATATAATTAAAATTCATTTGAGAATCAGCTATCATTTTTACAAGTTGTGTTTTTGATCTCTGTGCAAGAATAAAATTATCAACACTACTGTATTCAGTTTTCCAAGGATCGGGTTTACTTCTATATGCTTCTAGGTTTAATTCTTTCTTTATCAAGTCTTGATCTTCAATGAGGAAAAAATCGGGGTCTAGCAAAAGATATTCTTCATTATCTATTTTATCAGTAGATTCTCCTGTTCGCGGATTCTTATACACATTGAGTTTATATGTATGCATAAAGATAGTGCAATCTATATTATTTTTCTTAAATACTTCTAAAATATTTTTCTTTATTGAGTCAATCGTATATTTTAAACTGCGTGTTATTCCAAAGAAAGCTAAAGCAATCTTTATTTTCTTTTGTTTTAATGTTTTTTTATTTCTCCGCTTATGCTTCCGAGTAGGCACCATCTATTATCTAAAGAGTAAAATTCATACCAATAATATCAGGATTTGGTTGATTGGAAGAAGGCACAAATCCAATTTTCAGATATGCTAGAAAGGCAGGAATATTATCTTTATACACTTCCAAATACCATTTTTTAACAGGGTATTCAGCAAATACTTTCTTCAAAGATGCAGAGCAAATTCCTTTTCTCCGATAGTCTTTATCTGTATGCACCATTGTTATTAGAGCAGTAGTGCCTTTTCCAAATGGCAAAAAAACTCTAGCAGTAAAAATAATCTTCCGCCCTTTCCAAATTATAAAGTAGCGAATATCACGCTTATCAGTGAAATAGTCTCCTAGAATATTTTCCTGCGTAAATTCTAATGGACCATCATCATTGATTACTCTTTCAAACTCGGGCATAAGATCTTTCTTTTCCAAGAACTCAATTAAATCGGATGTGTCAAAGAAACGCTCTTGCATTCTCTATCTAGAAAAGGATACACAACCTTAAATCTTGTAATAAAAATTGAACATATAGTTCAACTTCATGGGCTGCAGGAGAGCCAAAATGCCTTCCAAGATTGTTAAAGAGGAGCGTCTTATCAAGAAGGTAACAAATGCAATCAATAATCCTACTGCGACTTTACAGGTTCTGAAGAATGCACTGGATGATATTAAGTATGCTCGTTGCCCTATCTACGATGAGGATATTGATCTATGGATTTCTAAGGCAATCGCCTTGCAACGCTATGATATGATTCTTGAGATTTTCGGTAAGGATATACATTACCATCAATTGGAATCACAAGTTCTTAAACTATTTATGTTCAAGAAGCAACGGTATCTTAATATGTTTGTGGAGTCGGATGCATTTCATCCTAATTTGATAACGCATGTCACTCTTCTTATCAAGAATATGGACAAAGATATATCTTACTTTAAGCGCTTCTTCGCACTGAAGAAAACAGATTATCTTCTTACAAGTATCCGTCATGCATTCCGTCCTTCTGTATATAACCAATTGATGAAGAGTAATCCCGATTTGCAGAAGAAGGCTGCGGCCCGCAAGATTCTTGCACGATTCTGGCTTTTGACTGTTAAGAAGATTTTACCGCGATGGAAGGAGTCACTTTACTACCCGGGATCAGGTGCTCTGTATAAGAAGGCATATCGGCATTTCAAGCATGATTTGCCCTGCCTTTTGACTTGCATCTAGAATTTTATATCTGAATAAAGTAATGGTATCTTTTACTTTTGCTTCTCTAGTTGCAGTTTTTGCACCAATTGTAACATGTATTCAACTTCTACCTCAGCTTTATAAAACGGTAAAAACGAAAGAAGTAAAAGATTTATCTGTAAATACTTTACTACTTATTTTTGCTTCTAGCATTCTGTGGTTCTTGCATGGATATTTTATTTCCGATTCATCGCTTTTCTTTGCATGCTCTATTAGTATAATAATCAACTCAATTCTGCTAGGATACTATTTTCAATATGCACCTAAAAATCTATATTGATAAAATCTCCATGCTCCTTGTATCTATATCCGGATTTGTTAAGTGATCTTACAAGCTTTTCTTTATTCTTTTGCGACATATTTTTAGTAGAATAGGAAGATGCCGCCAAATAGTCGAGGGTGGGGAATTTATTAAATAGATTTGATTCGGATTCTAGCTTTCTTGTTCTTTCACTCAGATGAATCTTAATTGAGTTACCTGATTCTTCATGTTCAACATTGCTCTTCTTTAGTGAAAGCAGCAAACACGCATGATCCAGAGGTGTCATTCCACCTGTTGTAAAGGTAGCTCCGCCTTCGCTACCTAACGAAGGATACGCTGCAAGAAGATCCGCTTTTGTTTCAATTGAGGGTGCCTGTTCCTTTCGAGCAGTCTCATATCGATGTTGCTCTGTCCGCTGTTTTCGTGTAACTGATCTATGATTAAATTGGCACTGTGATCCTTTTCCGCATTTCATCGGTTTTCCAAGATCAGGATTTTTTCTTCCGCCAGCCAATCTAGGTCTTCTATTAATCATCTTTCCTGCAGCAAAATTGCATTCCTTTGATCCGTGAAATTTATCACAGTTATTCCGGTTGCATGTTGCACCACGGGAACATTTGGGCGCGACCTTGTATTTTACTATTCCTTTGCCGAAATTAATTGCTTCTTGTGTTGCACCTCTTGATCTTGAACGCGATCTGGACTTGAAAAAATTGGGATCTTCTTCTGCTATGACAGACCAGTTACGATTATTATAGGGTAATAAAAGTCGGGACATATCCTATTGATAGGAAAGAAATAACTAAAAATAGGATGGATGAATCTTGCCTTTTCTGTCTTGAAAACGAAGAGCAATCGACTAAAGAAGTGTTGCCTTTGTTTTTCTTTGAGGAAAAAGGAATCTGTTCTTGCAGAATACATTCCCATTTTGAGTGTTGGATGACGTATTATTTACACAAGGGTCATTTCGAATGCCCAATTTGCCATTTTAAATTAATTCAGATGCCACCTTCTCCACCACGATACCACGCCGAACAGGCCCAAAATATAACCATTATTTCCGAGAATCGAGCATATCAAATAAATGTTTCTGCAAGTGAAGTTCCTTTACAAATTACAATTCCTTCTCCAGAACTAACAAGAAGTTTTAGGATAACAAATGTAAGAGTGTGTATAGTTTTATTTCTTATTTTAGGAATTTGCATGCTTGCATATTTTTATAGGCATTAAGCCTTTCTTGATGTGCGGCGCTTGCGACCTCTAGCTTTGCGGCTTCTTTGAGGAGCAGTTGAAGGAGAAGCAGAAGGAGCAGGAGGAGGAGCAGAAGAAGCAGGAGGAGGAGCAGTTGAAGGAGGAGCAGTTGAAGGAGGAGGAGCAGAAGAAGCAGTCAAAGCAGCTAATTGAGCTTTTAAAGCAGCTAATTCTCTATTCTTATTTTTTCCAGCCTGCTCTGCAGCAGCTAATTTAGCTTCATATGCCTCTTTAATTTTTGCGGCATTATCATGTTTTCCTTCATCTTTTTTAAAGAAATATTCAACACTTGCTTTGTAATAATTTCTTTCTTCTTCATTACCAATTGCTGATAAATCTAAAGGAGATTTAGAATTAGAAACAGATTTAGCATTCAAAAGATAATGCGCTCTTCTATAAAAGATTTTTGCTTTAGGAAAAGTTGCATTTTCTGACTTGGTATCAGGCTGTGCTTCATCATGCAAGAAAACTAAATGAATTAGAGATAGAGGTTTTATATTATTAAATATTTTATTTTTATAAATT